CGAGATTGCTGCGCAGGCTTAATTCCGGCGCGCTCGGCCACACTGTCTTTACCAACACGTCTTCGACCGAAGACACGCGGTATTCCAGTCCCCAACGCGTCACATCCGCCTGAGAAACAGTGCCCGCGATCTCGTTTTGCGTCATCACTGTGTAGTTGCGGTCAGCACTCAGGTTGACGCGCCACACCGGGAGGCCGCGCGTCACCTCGTTGGGGATCACCGGTTCGATGGAGCCCTTGAGGATGTTGGTTTCGTCCAGTTCGAGGATGTCAGCCAGCGGCGTGTAAGGCAGGCTGGCCGGGTCGGTGAGTTGGCTCAGGAAGTAGCCGTTGCCGGAGTAGGCGCCGGTCGGTGAAGGGCCATAGGTCAGGAAGGCGCTCGTCCCCTCCAGCACTTCGTTCAGCACGTTCAGGACCGTGGCTTCCTGCAGAACGTACACGCCGGTCCCGATAGTGGTTGCCATCTGGGCCTCGAAGTCACCCGAGTAGACGAATGCCAATATGGCTTCGACCACTTCGCTCAGGTACGGACTTCCACCCGGCGGCATCACCGTCCCGGTGCAGGTGATCCTCCCCACCGGACGTGCGCCGATGCGGAACATGCCGCCGGCCGTCCAGAAACGAACGGAGCCCGATGCGGGAGCATTCGCTTCCATGTCCGCCTGGTCGGTGTACGCAGTGCCGAGCGTCAGCTGCGCTCGTGAGTCGTAAACGTACAACGTGGCGCCGGCGTAGAACGAGTCAAACTGATAGATCAGCTTGCTCGTGTTGACGCACACCGGCTCGAAGTTGTAGCAGCCACCCACAAGAATGGGCTTCGGCCGGCCGGCGATGTCGTCGGCCGTTCCATCCACCCCGGCCGGCAGCGAGTTGGTTCCGCCGTACCGATTGTCCTGCAGGAGAACGTCCAGCTTGTGGTTGTAGTCCCGCACCATGAAGGTGACGGTTTCCTCGGTGATGATCGGCTGTTCAAGGACGCCCTCGAACACCTGCACCGGGTTGTCGGGGTCGTCGGGCTCCACCTGCCAGATGTAGAAGTCCAATCCGTCAAAGGCATAGTCCTTCATGAAGTCCAGCCCGCCGTCACCGTTGTCCAGCACGCAGGCGCCGCTGTTGACAACCAGCCCACCAAAAAGACGGCCTTCACCGAACATGTCGCGGCGGAAAAGGCCCGGCTGCTGCACGCGGCCCTCATAAAAGGTGTTCGCAGGAGAACCCGATGGCGAAGTCTGGTAAGCCCGCGTGGCGTAGCTGAAAACCTCGTCAGCGCCGGAGCCGGACTTGGCGTGAAGATCGACGCGATAGATGCTCATGCGGGCACCGGCTTGACTTGCAGCAACAGAGCCGTCTGCGCGGACGCCTTCGAGCTTTCAGCGATGCGTTCGAGCGAGCTGCCGCTGCGCTTCATGCCGTCGGCACTCTGCGCGCGCAGGGCCGCAAGCTCGGCCTCCTGACGCTTGTTCACTTCCAGCAGCTGCTCGATCAGTGCGGCGGTACGGTCGGCGCTTGATGCCTGCGCCGCGGTCAACACGCGCTCGCCTTGGTGGAGTTCAGCCCGGTAACCGTCGAACGGCACCGACCACAGGCCGGTCGCGTGGGAGCCGTTCACGTAGGCCACCGAGGCGTTGAAGGCGGCCTGCACGCTGGACAGGCTCTCGCCAGAGTCGATGCGGGACTGCCAGTAAGCCAGCCCTTCCCCGGTCATGGTGCTGGCCGAGTTGCCCGAGTACAGCGACGCGGCGCTGGGGGCCCACAGGGCGGCCGACTCCGACGAGCTGAGCGCCGGCAGTTGCGGTGTCATCGGCCCGATGTAGGAGCCGTTCGCCGTGTTGACGATGCGGTCGGCCGGGATGCCGTTGGCTGCGGCGTAGGCGGCTACGGCCGCCGGGCTGTTGGAGCCCTGCGCCTGCGCCGTGTAGGCCGCCAGAAGCTGCGCGAAGCCCTGCTGCGCGGTCGCGTTGAGCAGGCCCAGCGCCGACAGCTGCGCCTGCATGGCGTTGAGCTGCAGCCGCTGAACGTCCGCAGTGGCTTCCGCGTGCACCGCCGCGGCTTCCGTGGCACCCTTGACGGCCGCCAGGTCCACGAAGTACATGCCGGAGCTGGCGTAATACTGTTGGCTCGCCTGCAGGAACGCTTCGGCCACGCTCTGGAACTGGCCCAGCGCCGTCTCGTCGCCCGACGCAGCAAGCCCGGCCACGCGCTGGAATTCGGCCTTGTTGGCGATGTACTGCGCTTCGGGCGACAGCAGCGCCTGCGGCCCCATCGTCAGTTGTTTGATGAACGCGCGCAGGGACGCTGCGAACTGCTGGTGCCGCTCCATCGTGTCCTTGATGGCGCTGGACTCGCGGTCGTAGGCGTCCATCAGGTCCGAGCGCAGCTGCGTCTGGGCCTGAGCCGCGGCTTCGGCGGCTTTCTTCGCGTCTTCAGCGGCGTAGACCTGCTCGAGCAGCGCCTTGTTCGTTTCGTCGATGGCCGCACGCTCCGCGTCGCGCTGGCGGTTCAGCTTCTCCAGGTCGGTGGCCGTGAGGTCGAACAGGCGGGCTTCAAGCTGCTGGCGCTCCGTCAGCGCCTTGTTGATCCGGTTGATGGCGGCGTCGATCTGTTCTCCGGTGAGTGCGCTCACGCTGCCCAGACTGCGCACGTAATCGGCCAGAGGCCCAACGGCATCCGATGCCGCGATCACCTCCAGCTGTACCTGCTTCAACTCTTCGGCAAAGTCGGCCGCGGCCTGCGCGTCCGTCTTGTTGCCGCGGCGGTTCTGCCAGCCGTAGCCGTCGATGCCCTGCCCGACCACCATGCCGCCGGACAGCTGCGCGCCGGCGTAGGCGAAGCCCTTGCCTTCCTTCGAGGACTCCAGGCCGGCGGCGAGGAATGCCAGCTGCTGGGACGAGCCCAGCGAAGACAGCATGGCGTTGATCGACTGCTGCGTGGCCGCGATGGCTTGGCGCGTCGCGTCGCCGTTGATCTCCCCGCCCGACGGGCCGACCAGGTATTTGCCGTTCAGGTACTGGCCGCCGTTGCGGGTTTCGCCCTTGAAGGAACCGGCCAGCAGCGAGGCGATGGCGACGGCTGCCGCGATGTACGGCATGGCCGTGCCGATGGCGCCCAGCGCGCCGCCGGCGGTGCCGAAGGCGCCATTGGTGGCCAAGAAGCCATCGAGGCCGGTGCCGGTGATGTTGGCGAAGCTGGTGCCGGCGATGTTCGCCAGCGACGAGCCGCCGCTGAACATGCTGCCGATGTTGCCGAGGAACCCGCCGCCGGTTCCGCCCGTGGCCGCCTGCGCAATGCTCCCGCCGGTGCCGGTGGCGCTGGCAACGATGTTCAGAACGAACGGCCGTACCGTCATCTGGTAGAGCAGCGACAGCAGCGTGGACTTCAGCGTGTCCGTCAGGCGCTTGAACGTGTCGCGGCCGCCCTCGAAGATGTTGGTGAAGGCGTCCTGCGCCGTGCGGTCGACGCTTTGCCACAGGTCGCGGAATTTCTCGATCTCGGCCGAGTTCTTCAGCAAGTCCGCCAGCTCCTTGCGCTTGTCGATCTCCTGCTGGATCGCCTTCCAACCCTCGGAGCCCTCGAAGAAGCCTGCCTGCTTCTCGCGCAGGCGAGCCACCGCCACCATCTCGACGGCTTCGGCCAGCGTGACGTTGCGCTCTCCGGCGATGCGCAGCGCCTCCTGCTCGTCCTTCAGGGACTGGATGCGCTCTCGCACGGTGGCGAGGCTCTGAGCCTGCGCAGCCTCGATCTCGCGGATTCCGCCGGCGGACTGCTCATAGTCGGCGTTTCGCTGGGCTTGGCGCGCTGCGGCGATCTGCTTGGCCAGCTCCAGCTCGCTGCGCTGCACCAGCAAGATCATTTCCTCGGCGCGCACGCCGGCCATCAGCTGCTCGACCTGCTTCTTCTGGGCTTCCGTGAGTCCCTTCTTCAGCAGCGCCAGGTCCGCGGTGACCTTGGCGTCGAACTTCTCCACGTCGGTGAGTTCCCTCCCGACCGCGATCTCCTGCCCGCTCAGTTCCAGGCGCTCCTTGATCCGCTTGATGAGGGAGTCGTATTCGGAGTTCTCGGACGCCTTGCCAGGCGCGGCGAGCGTCGTCTTGACGATGCCGGCCGCTCGATCAGCGCGCGCGAAGTCGCCAGCACCACCGCTGTCGCCCTTGCCCAGTCCAAGGATGGAGGCCGACATCTTGTCGACCTCGGCCCGAGCGCGCGCGGCATCTTCCCGGATGGCTTCGCTGATCGCATTGAAGCCCGTGAAATCCAGTCGCGCCAGAGCCGCCAACTGCGCGGCCATCCCGCCGATCTCGACGCCGGTCTGCTTGATGACGTAGGCGGTATTGACGAACAGCACCGCGATGGTCTGCACCGTCGTCTTCAGCCCTTCGCCGAAGAGCGCAGCCAGCGAAGAATGGGCGTTGTCCGCCTCCAGCTTCGCCTCTGTAAACGCCTGCGCGATGTCTCCCAGCGCCTTGACCGTCTCGCCGCCCAACGCGATAGCGAGCGCCTGGCTTCCGGTGCGCAACCGCGTCAGGTTGTCGTTGAACTCCTCGGCCTGGCGCGCGAAGTCGCCGCTGATCGTCAGGCCGAGCCGGTCGGCCTCGTTCTTCAGCTTCAGGATGGAGGCCGCGCCGCCATTCAGCAGCGGGATCATTTCGTCCCCTGCCTTGCCCAACAGGCCGACCGCCAGCGCCGTCTTTCCGGCGCCGTCGTTCGCCCCGGCGAACGCATTGGCCATGCGCAGCATGACCTGCTCGGTGCCGCGGCCCAGGTCCGCCGTGGTGATCCCCAGCGCCTTGAACTGGGCGATCTTCTCCTTGTCGCCGGCCAGGCCCTCGGCGATCGCCACGTTCAGCTTCTTGATCGCCCCGGTCAGGCTCTCGCTCGAAACGTCGCTCAACTTCGCCGCATACTGCAGCTGGCTCAGGTTCTCGACGGCGATGCCAGTGCGCTGGGACAGCTTGTTCAGCTGGTCGGCGAGCTCCACCGCCTGCTTGATCTGGCCGACGAACGCCGCAACCGACAGGCCCGCCGCCAGGCCCGCCAAGGACGCCTTCGCAGCGTCCGCGGCGCGCTGCATCGCCGCCGCGCCGGTCTGCACAAGGCTTGTGGCCTGTTGCATGTCCGTGCGCAGGCGGGCGACGTTCGCAGCCAGCTCGATCTCGAGGGAACCAGCTTGCATTCGTGCTCCGGGTAGTTAGTCGTCGTACTCGCGCGATGCCGCGCGCATGGCCTCCGCGGCCATCACTTTCTTGATGTCGGATGCGGTGATCCCGCAACCCTTCCATGGCGGTTCACGCTCCGGCTTCTCGGCTTCGTGAGATTCGGCGAGGAAAGCCACCGACATGGCGCGCACCGTGCGCGCTTCCCACGGCGTGAGGCGCGTGGCCGTGTTGACCTGGTAGCTGGCCAGCTCCTGCTGCGAGATCGGCCCCATGCCCGCGCCTGCAGGCATCGTCGGGCCAACCTCGTACAGCACTCCGACGAGCCAGCCGTGCAGCCCGAGAGGCGGCAGCGCCGGCCGCACGCCGCGCGATTCCAGCCACTTCCTGCGCGACTGGATGCGCGGCGTCTTCTGCTCCGGCTTGCCCTCGACGCGGGGCGAGGCCTGGAGCCATGCGGCGTGCCGTACGTGGAGGATCAGTCCTTCACGGACTCGCTGGGAAAATTTGCCCAGGAGTCCGCGAAACCGACAACTTGGTTGCGGATGTAGCCCAGCCGGCGGTTCTCGTAGAGCGCCTTAGCGCCGCCGGGAATCGGGAAGTTGTTGATCGCCTTGGTGATGGCCACCAGTTTGCGCGTCTGCGCGGCACGCTGGGCGACGGCGACGTCATCGTCCACCTTGCCGCCCAGCATGGCCTGCATGGTGCGCTCGGAGTTGGAGCGGTCGAACTCCACCTGCGCCATGACGTAGACCTCGCTGCCGGGTCCGTACAGCTCGATCGTCACGGGCTCGCCGTTGGGCCCCTTGAGCGGGCCGGAGCCGTCTTGCTTCTTGATCGTGAGGATGCCGGTTTCAGCCGCCTCGTAGTGGGCCAGGTTGAACACGGCTGCCGGGTCGGCCTGGATGGTCTGTGCGTCCATGAATTGCTTTCCTTTCGCGGGAGATTGAAAACGCCGGTGCCCAGCCCGCCCGCCCCCGCGAAGGAGCGAAGCGAGCCGGGTCCGTGCTCTGGGATGGGCTTGCGCCCGGGTGATCAGGTGGCGGCGACCACCACCGGCTTGCGGCAGATCTCGCAATCGACGGCGATCTTGCGCACGCTGTTGACGTCGCCGTCCTGGTATTCGCGCGTGGTGATCAGCGCGTCCAGGTACTGAATTTCCGGCGTGCTTTCGCCGGCGCGCAGCGGGTAGGTGATCTTCACCGAGTAGCGGTTCTGCGACTCCACCGCGGTCTCGATGATGTCCTGGCCGGCGTCACTCGGCAGGTTGCCCAGCACCAGCGACTTGGTGCCGTAGTTCTTGGAGCCCTTGAGCTTCTTGACAGCCGCGTCCTTCACGGCCGTGAACGTCGACACCTGCGCCTTGACGCCGTGGTTGCCGTAGTTCTCGATCTCGCCGACTTCGGTGTAGACCATCCCGGTCGCGCCGTAGCCGGCGGCGTCGTAGGTGGCGGGCAGCGAGGCGCTGATGGCCAGCGCGGCGCCCGACATGGTTTGGAGAACAGTACCTTCTGCCATGGTTTCGGTCCTTTCGTTTCAGTGAGGGTTTGCCCGGCCGCAGGACGCGGGAACGGGCGGGCATCCGCAATGCGCGGATAGGTGCGCGGCGCGCGGCCGCGGCTATTCAGTCCAGGTGACGATGTAGTCCTGCGTCCCCATGAAGATCCCGGCTTCGTCGTCGCGGAAGTCAGGCCCCTCAAGGTCGGTCACGATGGCGTCCACGGCAGTCCCGTTGACGGTGCCGCGGCTGCGCGGCAAGGCGGCTCGCACCAGCCTGAGTACAGAGCGCTGCTTCGGGTAGGTGGCCGCGTGCACCGTGATCTGCACGCGCGTGGTATTGAACTTGCTCTCGCCGCCCTTCACGACTTCGCGGCGGACGGTCGACACGTGGCTGATGCCGATGGCCGGCAGCGCGGTCCCCTGGGGAATAACACCGGCCATGATCCGGGCGGCAGCGACCTCCGCGGTCACTCCAGCGTTGTTCGCCAGAAGGTAGCGAACTGCAGAGAGCGCGTCAGGCATCCTTCTTCGCTTTCGGCTTGGCGGGAGCCATGTAGCGCTCCACCTTCACGCCTGCGGCCTCGGCCTCGGCGATCACCGCGGCCATCGCCTGCTGCAGGCCAGCGTACTGCCCGTCGTCGACCTCGTCGTCGTAGAAGTGGCGGGCCGTCTCGGGGTAGTCGAAGCCCGCCAGAATGATGCGCGCGGCACCCAGGCGGCGCGCGATCTGCACAGCGGTGGCGCCGGAGTTGTTCACGTGCACCAAGTGACCGGGCGCGAGCTCCACGGTCACCCACTGCGGTCCGATGTAGAAGCCGTCCAGCGTCTCGTCCTCGACCGCCGTGACCTTGATACCCGCGAAGTCGCGCTGGTTCTGCGGCCAGTTGGCGTCGTTGGCCACCAGCATGTCCGCGTCGGGCGCCAGGCGGCACGCCTGGTTGACCACGATG